CATTGAGCACTATTTTAATGAAATGAATTACACAGCAAAAGATAAAAAAAGATTCTTTCAAGATTTGAAAGATTACAACGTTGAAAACTATATGAACAATTTCTCTTTTCAAGATGTTCTAGCAAAGTTATTCTGTGATGTTGCTTTTCAATTAGAAGATAAAATTAAATAACATAGTTGGCTACGGGTTGAGAATCTCAAATTTTCAACCCAATTCCAAATTTCCAATCTACATTTTGACGGGGGGTATATATATATAAAACAAGCTCACACAAAATCACCAAATATTTTTGGGATATTTTTTTGGAGAGTAGGGTACCCTAATACTTCGGGTTCCCTAATATGTAGTGTGGTGCTAGGGTTCCCGAATAAGGGTTACCCTAATAGGAATACCCTAATAGAGTTACCCTAATAGGGATACCCTAATAGGGTAATACCCTAATGTAGGAACCTGAAAGAGGTTCTTTAAGATAAGACATTATTTCCTTTATTCCAAGAACTATTTACTACTTTTGTAATTATTATGACTTTTTGAGAGTTTATAAAGATATTTATTGTAAAGAGTCTAATAAAGATAATAAATTCTAACAAACCAACGGAGACACCCTTATAATGAAAGAACAAGTACAAGAACAAAAACAACACTATCAACAAGAATTTGATAGATTGTTGGAGCAACGAGAAGAATTAGTAGCAAAACTAAACGAGACTGTCAAAGCAATAGAACAGGTTCGTGGTGCGTTTGCTGCATTAAATGGTCTTGAATCAGCAGATAAACCACCAAAAAAGAAAGATAAAAAATAATGGAACTTACCAAAGGGATTGAACGAGCAAAGTTTTTAGTATCACGCCTACGTGATGCAGAAATTTTTGCAGAAGAACCATATGTATTGGAAAGACTAATTGAATTGTTTCAGGTAGTAGAAAGTATTGATGCACCTGAATTAGTTGGCTCTGACGATATGTGGGGAAGTGTAGCAGATAATGGCGAAAAAGTCAAAGCTTAAACGAGCTATTGTATTTCCAGATGTGCATTTTCCATTGCACGATGAGAAAGCACTGTCTTGTGCTTTACAGGCAATCGGAATAGTTAAGCCAGACATCTATGTAAACATAGGTGATGTAGGAGAATGGCATAACTTTTCAGCGTGGAAATACAAAGGCAAGAAACTTCCGTCTCTAGAATATCAGATACCGCATTGTGAGCAAGACATCGCAGATGTTAATGATGGGTTAGATATAATAGATAAAGAATTAGATAAGCATAATGTAAAAGAACGACATATGCTTCAAGGAAATCACGAGATATGGATGGATAACTTTGTAGAAAAGTATCCTTATATGAGTGAATACACCTTTCCAATTGCGTGTAGATTAAAAGAAAGAGGGTATAAATACTATGAATATAATGTTCCTTTAAAACTAGGAAAGATTAATTTTATACACGGTAGTTATGCTACTACTTATCACGCCAAAAAACATCTCGAGACATATGGAGCTAACATTATGTACGGACATACTCACGATATTCAACGACACACCTTAACAAAATTAGATGCAGGAACCATTGGAGCTTGGGGGATTGGATGTCTTAAGGATATGTCTCGAGAGAAGAATAAATGGTTACGTGGTAGATTACATAATTGGAACCACGCATTCAGTATCATTACCTTTTTCCCAGGTGGGAACTTCCAAGTAGAAGTCATTGAGATAGTCAAGGGCAAGTGCGTGGTGTGGGGTAATGTTGTTGAAGGCTAATGCATAGAAGAGTTATTAAAGGCGTTCCTCGTTATGTGTTTGATAATGAGGCAGAGTTCAGAGAATCATTTCCTGATGCTGAGTTAGTACAGGATTGGAGAGAGGGACAGCCAAACGATTGGGTATTGACAGATGACGGAAAGGTCACACAGATACTCAGACGAAAGACGATGAAGAATACTACCATCAAAGCTATGGATGATTACTTCATTACTTTGCTTGGTCCCTGCTTTGGTTCTGGTAAGCTAGAAGGAAAGCCTAAAAAAGATTACAACTCTTTTAAAAAGAGAACCAACATTGAAGAAAAGCCTTTGTCTTGGAGAGAGATTCGTTTTGTGAAGATGATAGCACATGGCGAAGTTCCGGTTCAAGCATACTTGGAATGTTTTGAAACGAATAATAAAAACACAGCATCTGTGAAATCATCAGTGTTGTTGAAACAAACTAGGATAAAAGAAGAAGTGGAAAAAGAAATAGAAGAATTACTGACCGATATTGGTGTTGATAAGAAGTGGACTTTGGAAAAAGCCAGAGACATTGTTGATAACCCAGATACATCTGATGCTGTAAAGCTAAGAGCTTTGGAAAACTTTATGAAGATACAAAGTATGTATCCAAAAGAAAAGAAATCAGAACAGCTTTTACTTGGTCAAGCCTTTACTGGATTTAGTAAAGATGAAATATTACAACTAAGCGGAGTAAAGAAGATTGAAAGTGGAGAACAAAAAGATTAATATAATCCCATCTGCTTCAGAACTATCTGATAGAGATGAGATATTAGCTAAAGCTTACAAGGACCTAATCTTTTTTGGGCGTGTATTCTTGCCTCAAGACTTCTTACACAAATCTGAAAGCCCTCAGTTCCACCACGACTTAGCTAAGAAACTAATCCAACATAAACCAGGAGCACGTATTTGTAATGTAATACCTCGGGGTATGGGTAAAAGTATTTTATCTAAAGCTGCGATTATGCATAAGTTTTTATTTGCTCAAGAGGATAAACAAAACTTTATAGCTTGGGTGTCAGAGGAACAAGGTCAGTCTGTAGACCACGTTAAATATATACGACATCACTTTGAAGAAAATGAAATCATTCGTTACTACTTTGGTAATATGGATGGCGGTTCTGTAGGTAAGCGATGGACTGAAAAAGATATTGTCACTCCTAAAGGAGATAGAATTATAGCCAAAGGTTCTGCCCAAAGACTTCGTGGTAGAGCAGAAGTAGGTGTTCGTTATACTGGAATTATTCTTGATGACTTTGAATCCGAGTTAAATACCAAGACGCCAGATAGAAGAGCAGAGTTAAAGAAGTGGATTGTGTCTACTGTATTCCCGTCACTTGAAGAAACACCAGGCAATGAAGGTTGGATATGGCTGACTGGTACGATTGTACACTATGACGCATTCTTGCAAAACATTGTAGATGGATGGAATGATGCAAAAAATAATAACAGAGATTATCCTTGGGACTTAACCTTTCATAGAGCTATTGAAGATGGAAAGCCATTATGGAAAGACCAGTTTCCTTTATCAAAGTTAGAAAATAAAAGAAGAGAATTTATAGAAGCTGGGCTAGTAAACAAGTTTGCCCAAGAATATATGAACGATGCAAGGGACTCAGCGTCTGCTGCATTCAAGGTAGATAGACTTCAATACTACAATCATAAGTTTGAAGTGCGTAATAAGTTTTGTTATTTAGTAGATAATGATGAAGCAATACCAATCAATGTATATATTGGTGTAGACCTTGCTGCTACCGCAACAAAGACATCTGACTATCAAGTGATTATGGTTATGGGTATTGATGCAAACAAGAATAGATACATCATAGATTATTTTAGAGAAAAGATACCAGCGTTTGATATGGCAGAAGAGATTGTTAAGATGGCAAAGAAATATTCTCCAGTAAGAAGAGTTAGTATTGAAACAGTAGCTGCTCAAGAAATGGTACGAGATATGACAAGTAGAATATCTGTGGCTGACAAAAGATTAATGCCAGGTATATTTAAAGGAGTAAAACCTCCGTATGGTATTAAGAAGGAAGATAGATTAGAAACCACACTGGGTCCAATAGTTAATTCAAAAAAGCTATATATTAAAAAACATATGACAGAAATAGTAGATGAGTTGTTTGAACATCCGAAGCCAAAGAATGATGACTTGATGGATGGATTGTATTATGCAGATTACTTTGCTAAAGCACCTAGCAGTACAGCTATAGATGCTAAAAATTTTAAAGACAGAATAGAAAAACAAGTAAACATAAAGAAAAATAAGGTTTATAACTGGATAACAGGTAGTATTGAGTGATAGTTCTTGCTACGACTTTATCAAATTTTGTAAATTTCAGACGATAAACTACATCTTTTTCTAGGGAAAAAATATGGAATATGACAAAAGAGCATTAACTAATCAAGAATTATTTGATAGATATAAGAATGATAGACAGGCTTGGGAGGTTGATGCAAGACAAGATTTAGACTTTTATCTTGGTAATCATTATACTCAATCAGAGTCTAATGAATTAGCATCAAGAAACCAGGCAGATGTTCCAATGGATAGAATATCTCCTGCAGTTGAAAGGCTTAAAAGTATGCTTACTGCTAGACCACCAGCGTTTACAGTCGTTCCAAGAGAGGATTCAGATACATCATTAGCTTATCTTTGGAGAGAGATAATGGGATTTTCTTGGCAAAACTCAGAAGGAGATTCTCAAGTTAAACAAGCTATACACGATTATTGCGTAGTAGGGCTTGGTTTTTTATATGCTTACATAGATTATGATGCTGATTTTGGTAAAGGAGATGTTAAGTTTTCATACCTTGACCCATTCAGAGTGTATGTTCCAGCTTCATCAAGAGATAGATTTTTTACAGATGCAGACAATATTATTCTATCTACTGTTCTAACTGAAACACAAGTATTAAATCTTTATCCAGAGTTGGGCTCAAGTGTAGACCCATCAACTGGAGAAGAAATAGACCCGTTAATAAGTCAAATATCTACGTATACTCACGACCAAGATTATCCAGATAACATAAACAAAAATTCTTTAAATGTTTATACACCTGATACGGTCAAAGGATATACAGAGCAAAATTATAAACGCTTTCAAATCTTAGAAAGATTTACAAAAGTTAAAGTTCCTTTTTATCGTTTGCTTGATAATGAGAATGGTAAAGAGTTTATTGTTGATGAAGCAGACTTTAGAATATTTTTAGAGCAAAATAAACAATTAGTAGAAAATGGTAAAGTAGATATAATACAAGTTTACCAAAATAGAATAAAGGTAATTGCAAGCATTGGTGAGATAGTGCTATATGAAACAACTCTTAACACAGATGTTTATCCTATAATACCTATTGCAAATGTTTGGACTCAAACTCCATATCCTCGTTCTGATGTCTCCAGGGCAAGACCAATGCAACGTTTGTTAAATAAGTTATGGTCGTTAGCACTGTCTCACGCACAATCCTCTGCAGGTTTAAAGCTTATGGTTCCTATGGGAAGTGTTGAAAATATTTCACAGTTAGAAAAAGATTGGGCAAATCCAAATGCGGTTATTGAAGTAGACTCATCTCAAGGTGAGCCACACTATCCAGCTCCGCAACCTTTGACTGGAGAGTTTTACAGATTGATACAGCAGTGCGAGTTTTATATTAACTTTATTTTTGGTATTCCAGAGATTATGCAAGGAGTTGGAGAGCAACCAGATACTGCTAGAGGAACAGAAAGAATTATAGCTTTAGGTAGTGAGAGACCTAAATCAAAACTTAGAGATGTTGAATTTAGTATAAAAAGATTAGGTAAGGTAATGTACAATTATGCTAAAACACATTACGAAGTTTCAAAGCTAATGCGTTTGGTACAACCAAACAACGATATAACAGAGCAGTTAGCTCAAATTTATTCTGATAAAACAAGGGTTGTGTTTGATTTAAAGAAAGATAAACATAATCTTGAACAGCACGATGTTGGTATTGAGACTGGCTCTACATTGCCTACAAGTAAATATGCAGAGTTAGCTGTGTATATGGAAGCATATCAAATGGGATTAGTAGACCAAGTAGAAGTGTTGAAGAAAAACCCAGACATCTTTGATAAAGACGGAATATTACAGCGTATGAATCAAAGAGCAGCAATGGAACAACAAGTTGCTGGTATGTCAGAAACAATAAAAAATTTACAGGGAGACCTGCAAACGGCTACAAGAGAATCTATATCTGATAGAAAACGTACTGAAGTTGAGAAATTTAAGACACGTTTAAGAGATATAGAATCTAACGCCACTGCCGATAGGCGTATTAGTAAAAACAAACTAAACGATAAGGTGTTGCTAGAACTCGAGAAATTACGTGGAGAACTGAAAGTCGTAGAGGCTGAAGTCAAGCGTAGTTCTGCTCAACAAAAGAACTAGACATCGAAGGAGAATATAATGGATAATGAAACATCAACAACCGATACTCAAGCTGTGGAATCAATGGATAGGGTTCAAGCTGAGTCTCAACAAGAAGGTACTTTAGAAGGAGAAGCAATGGATTGGCAAAAAGAAGCTAAGAAATTTCAGTCTATGTATGACAAGGCTGTTACTGATAAGAAACACTTAGACCAATATAAACCATTAGTAAACTTACTAGAGCAAAGACCTGACCTTGTAGAGACTTTAAGAGATAAGATTGTCGGGAATAATGGTGAAGAAAACAAAGCTGAAACAGCACAGTTAAACGAAGACGATTTCAATCCGTGGGATGCGTACAATAAACCTGGCTCTAAATCATACGATTTTCGTGTGAAAGAAGAAGAAGCTAGAATAAGTAATGCTGTAAACAATGCTATGAGAGGACAAGAGCAGAAGCAATTCGTTGCTCAAACTGTAAACAAGCTCGAGAATCAATTTGGTATGAATAAAGACGAAGTGCAGGAATTTATGCAATTTGCTCAACAGCCAAAAGATAATGTTCCACTTGATAACTTAGTTAAGCTATTTAAAATGAATAAAGGCGATTATAAAGAACCTGTCATTCAAAAGCCTGACACAAGCAATCAAGCAAGAACTGCTGGAGTTTTACAAGGTGGAAGTGTTCCAACTAAATCTGAACAAGATGGAATGTGGGACCAAATCTTAAATGCAGCATCTTCTGGTAGTATTGGTAGAGGAATAAAACGTAAATAAATAGGAGAATAAAATGGCAATAAGCGGACAAATAAAGTCAACAAACTTGACTGCTGCTACAACATCTGCTGATTATGGAGTTGCTCCAGATAGAAGAAGACTATATAACTTTTCTGATAGGATTGCTGAATTAGCACCTGACGAAAGTCCTTTCTTCGTATACCTGAGCAAAACTGCAAAACTACCTACGGATGATTCTTTGTTTCGTTATCTTGAAGATAGAACAAAGATTAATTATACAAGTAGAGAGTTCCTTTTAAAAGGTAATCACGATAGTAGTGCAGTACAAGTAGCTGGAGATATAGTAGCTTTTACTGTAGATACAGCTGACGGAGCTGCAGTAGACTTCCTTGTTAAAGGGATGGTCTTTGCAGTTAGAACACTAGGTGGAACTGAAGCAGATGCAACTTACGCTAACATTATAGTTAGAGTAGAAGATGCACCTGTTCAAAATTCTGCTGATACAACTTTCACTGGTAAAGTGATTTCTGTATCATCAACAGCAACTAATGCAAATAAACTTTTAGATAATAAAAAAGGACAAATCATTGGTACAGCTTACGCAGAAGGTTCTGGGTCACCAGATGTTTTCTCAGACAGTTTAGAAGATAATTATGGGTATACCCAGATTTTCAAAACAGCTGCTGAGATTTCAAACACAGCATATGCAACACAACTACGTGGAGTATCTAACGAGTTTGAAAGAGTGTTAGCTCAAAAAATGAGAGAGCACAAAATAGATATGGAAAGAGCATTTCTTTTCAATCAAAAAGCAAAAGTAGGCGGAGTACAATACTCAGAAGGTCTAGTAGGTCACATCATTAAAAACAGTACAGTAGTAGGCGGTACATCTAACTTATCTTATGAGTCAGGTAAAGCATACTTCAGAACTGCACAAGCTTCAGAGCTTACTTATGATAGACTATTATCAGACTTTGAAGTATTGTTTGACCCTGCTAGAGGTGGAAGTAACGAAAGATTAGCATTAGCTTCTCTTCCTGTTATTTCTTTCTTTAACAAAATGGGTAACGGCTCATTTTCTGATATATCAACTGCTAGCACACAATACCAAATCAATATGGATGAACTAGCTGGACAGTATGGTCACCAGTTAATGGAGATTAATACAGTTCACGGTTCAGTGTATTTAGTGAAAGAACCTCTATTTAGAGGACATTCATCTGGTATGATGGCTATGGCTGATATGAGTAAACTATACTACAGACCATTAGTAGGTAACGGAATCAATCGTGATACTCAGGTTATGACAAATGTACAAGGTGCAGATGAAGACCTAAGAAAAGATATGATTCTTACTGAAGCTGGACTAGAAGTATGTCTACCAGAATCACATTACTTAATTAATTTAGAAGGAGTGTAAGATGGCTAGAAGTAACGTACTTAATAGTAGTAGTGGACAATATGGTAAACAGTATAAACAGTGGGTCGTAGAAGCAGTAACTGCTGATAAGACATTAGACGCAGACGATTCAGGAAAACTATTCGTAGTTAATCCTGCTGCAGAAACCACTTTAACACTTCCATCTGTTTCATATATAGGATGGAATTGTACTGTCGTACTAACTGAAGGAATTGCAGCAACTGATGGTTCTATGAACAACGTTGTTAACATTGCTTTAGGTCAAGGCGATAACATTGGACAAGCACACGAAGTAGATGGTGCAGCTGGTAACTTTGCAGTTACTGGTGACGATTTCTTTGTGTTTACTGCTGCAGCTACCCCAGGAGATAGAGTTGAACTTATCTCTGATGGTACTCAGTGGATTATCCAAGCGTTTGTTAAAGACCTTAGTGATGCTGATTTCTCAGCTAACGCTACAACTATAGCATAAACTAATCCGTGAGGATTAACAGTCTTGGATACTGTGGGGTTGTTCGTATAAAGGTTCAACCCCAAAATCCAAAAAGAATTTTAAACTAATAGGAGAATAAAATGGCAGATTATAATACAATTACAAAAGTAATTATTAATGACGTTAGCCCAGCAGCAAGTAGTGTAGCAGGTTCTTTAGCTAAAGAAATCAATGACTACATTCAAACTCTTGATAGCACAAACAATGCTATTGTTGATATTCAAGCAGTAATGTTGGATAGAACTAGAGTTGCATATATTATTGTTTCAACAGGATAATAAATGGATTGTCAGCATTGTAACAAACCAAATAAAGAAGGACACTTTAATTGTCCATCTTGTGGAAAGAGAGCACACCCCTCAAAGTGGAGCACTCAGTTTGTTATAAGAGAAACGCCAATGGCAACTGCTATTAGAAAAGACCAAATAGATTTTGGTAGTATGAGTATGGATAAGCACATTGAAAGAACTAATAAAAGCAATGAACAAGATAGAGCAAAGAAAATGGATAAGATGATTTTTGGAAATGATAAAAGCTAAAACCATAAAATCAAATAGAAGGAAGTATAATATGTACGGAATGAAGAAAAAGAAAAAAGTAGTAAAACCTAAAATGAAAAAAAGAGTTGTTAAAAAAAGAATAAAAAAAGGTTATAAAAAATAATGCCAGTTAAAAAGAAAGCTAAGAAGACAGCAAGGTATAGATAATGAAAGATATAATAAAAGATATATATAGTACAATGTTAAGTGATGAGAATAGATTGCTTAATGGTGCTATGACAGCTGAAGAGTATCAAGAGATGAAATCCGTACAAGACTTGTATGATGATACTCCAAAAGATTTTATGATACCAATGCAAGAAGACCCTTTAAAACAATTACAAATAAATTATGGTCTTATTGGAGAGTTAGAAGGGAATGTATTAGAAGCAAATGTACCTGACCCTGAAGGTTCTAAGTCTGGAGTTACTGTAGGAACAGGAATAGATTTAGGAGCAAGAACCAGAGAAGATTTTGCAGGATTTGATGACCAAGAATTATTAGATAGGTTTGACGAATACTATGGATTACAAGGGATGGAAGCTTTTAAGTATGAAGACGCAAATCCATTAACTATAACACAAGAAGAATCAGATGCTTTGAATGCTTTTATAAAAGGAAAAACAACAGAAACATTAAGGTCTAATTTTGCAGAAACTTTTGGTATGGATTTAGCAGATTTACCGCCAGAAATGCAAACAGTAATAGGTTCTGTAGGTTATCAGTATGGTCCAAGCTTTATGATTGATGACCCAGATACAGAAAAGTTTGACCCAAAAACACCAAAATTTGTTGAAAAACTTATGGATTTAGTAGAGGACCCAGTTAATATTGATATGTATAAATCTATTTATGATGAGCTTATGGACTTTGGAGATAGGTATTCAACTAGAAGAAAAAAAGAAGCAGCATATTTAAAACCAATGATAGATAGAAACCCATTTAAAACAGAATTTTAATGAGAGGATTAAGACCACAGGTAAAAAGGCATACGAATGGTAAGAAGAAAACTAGACAAGGACAAAGTCATAGAACAAAATTTGGAAATAAAATGAGTAGTAAATATTATAAAAAAAGAAATAGAGGGCAGGGTAAGTAATGGCTGAAACATTTAAAAATCAAGTAGATGCATTAACAGGGTTTGCTAGTACAGAAGATTTAGCACTATCTGATTGGCTAACAGCAGGAGCTAGAGAAGTTTTAGAAATTCTACCTCCAGAAAAATTAGAGAGGGTAGCTACTAATGATTCTTTTACAAATTCTATAGATGTAGAAGGTAAAAGAATTTTATCTGTTGTAAGAAAAGATAATAACCATTCATCTAAAATATTTATGCCTTGTAGAAATCTACCATCTAGTATGATGGGTAGAGTAAATGATTTAAATTATATGGAGGCAGCAACTGAAAGTGACCCAGCTTATATTATTCACGGAGACGTTTTAAATACTTATCCAGGAAGCAATGCAAGCAATGATAGTAGAGTTGTTAGTATAGATACTTCAATTACTGTAGCTCATGGAGATGGAGCAAGTGGTATACCTAACTTTCCTGACGAAGCAGAATACGCAGTTGTATTATATGCTAGTAGAAATGCTTTACAAAGATTGATGAATAACATACAAAGCAACAGTGATATAGACACAGCATTTACTGCAACAAATACAGAGTTAGATGAAACACAAGCAGTATGTGATTTGCTTAATACAAGAGTTGATACAGCCATTACAAATATTTCAAATGCTGCAACAGAGATAGGATTAGCTAAAACAGAGGCGGCAGAAATAGCATCTCAAACTGACAATGGTGGAGGATTTGCAACTGCATTAACTGCATTAAGTGCAGCTGTAGATAAAATTCAAGCAGCTAGTGGAGACCCAGCTCTTTTTGGAGATGAAGATATTTATACAACTGGAGTAGGTTTTACAAAAGTAAAAGATGCATTAGATAATGCAACTAATTTAATTAATAATAATCAACCTTCTGCAACCACAGATGCATTTGGTGCACAAGCTGAAGAAGATGTAGAGCTCGTACAATCAGCATTAAAAATAGCAGGAACAGAACAGAATAGAGCAAGAATACATTTAGAAGAATTTGTGACTTCTATTAATGGTTTAAAAGCAGAAATAGATGGGTATAATCAAGAAGTAAACGCAAGAGGAACATTTACCTCAGCAAAAGGTCAATCTGTTCAAGCATACATCAATACTGCCTCAGCTTATATTAGTGAAGCATCTGCTAACTTAGCAGTGTCTAGTGGATATGCAAATGAAATTGCTAGTAAAATAAATATTTCAAATGGTTATTTATCAGAAGTAAATGCAAGAATAGGCAGAGACCAAGCTAAATATGTATGGTACACGCAACAATATCAGATGATTGATGCACAACTAAAAGAATCTTTTCAATTATTATCAGGTGAAAGAATAGCTGAGGTAAATAAATAATGGCTGTTAATACAGAGTGGACAGAGCAAAATATATCTCCAAGCACATCTTGGACTGAAGAAAATTTACAGGCATCAACAACCTGGGCAGAACAAATTATAGCTCCAACTACAGATTGGAGAGAAGTATTAGACGAATATGACAACTGGGAAGATGCGATAGATTATTGGAATCTATCTAACCTAAGTTGGGAGGATATAGGATAATGGCAGCAATAGAGTTTACAGGAAGAGAAATTTATAGTAGAGTACAACAGGCAGTTCCTGACGTTACTGAAAATTATGTAGTAAGTTTAATTAATGAAGCATTAATAGATTTAGGACAATATAACCTGAAGACAGAGTATGCAAAGACTAATTTAGTAAATGGACAAATGTGGTATGGACTTGATGATGACAGAGATGTTACTGTTAATAAAGTATACAGATGTAGTATTCTAAATTCAGATGGAGAATATATTCAGGTTCCTAGATTAGTTAATCAAGAAACAAAGATAACAGATACGGAGTAGTTATGGCAGCAGTTAGTAGTACATTTAAAGACCCATCAGTAAACTTTGCGTGGTGGATAGAAGGAGATAAAATAGCTATTGCCACTACAGAGGGAGATGGCGGGACTTCAGAAACAGGTGAAGGAAGATATAAAGCACCTATAATAGGTTCTGATTCAGACTATATTACATCAGGTATGCTTATTTCTTACTATGCTGAACCTGATAAATTAGTTTCTCCAGATGGTACAAAACCTGCCATAGAAGGAACAATAGATTTAGATAATAGCTTACAAACAGCTTTGATAGCGTATGTTAAATCAAGAGCATTGATGGATGCAGCAGCAAGAGAAACTGACCAAGGGCAAGCAACTGTAAAATTACAAATGGCAAATATGTTTGTATCAGAATATAGAGCTTTAGTTCAACGATATGGTGCAAGAAGAAGAGATAAGACTGGTGGAACACGTGGTATCGTTCCATCAAACTTCACATAAAGGAAATAGTAAATGGCAACACTTACAGGAAAAAAAATAAAAAATAGCTATAAGGATTTACTACAGGTATCTAATAGTAATTCAGGTATAGATTCTACTTTAAGAACTATATCAGATGGCGAAGCAACTGACAGTGTTTTACAGTTAAGTTCTAGTGCTGTAAATATATCATCAGCAGGTGCATTACAATATGCTGGAACTGCAATAACTGCAACAGCTGCAGAGCTTAATGCATTAGATGGTATAACAGCAACTGTTTCTGAGTTGAATATTTTAGACGGAGTTACATCTACAGCGTCAGAGTTAAATATATTAGATGGAGTTACTTCTACAGCAGCAGAATTAAATGTATTAGACGGATATACTGGTAGTGTTACAGAATTAAATTACTTAGATACTTTACACGCAACAGGTGTAACAAATACTGAGTTTGATTACTTAGATGGAGTTACTTCAAATATTCAAACACAATTAGATGCAACACTTGACACTGCTGGAACACTTATTGATATTAGTTCAACTACTATAAATGTTGATTTGTCTGAAGCATCTGAAGCTGCAATAGCTAATGGTGATTATATTTTATTTTTAGATGGAGGTTCTACAGGAACTGCAGCAAAAGAATCGTTAGCTGACTTAGCTACTTTGTTTGCTGGGGATGGTTTAGCAGCATCAAGTTCTGTTTTAGCTGTAAGCGTAGATGATTCTTCTATTGAAACAAATTCAGATGCATTAAGAGTAAAAGCATCAGGTATTACGAATGCTATGTTAGCTGGCAGTATTGCTAATGCTAAACTATCTAATAGCTCTATTACTGTAACAGACGGCTCTAACTCAACAGCAACTTCTCTTGGAGGAACAGTAACTTTCAGTGGAACAACTAATGAAGTAAATGTTGCAGAAAGTTCTGGAACAATAACTATAGGACTACCAGACGATATTACTATTGCTGGAGATTTAACTGTTAATGGAGATACTGTTACAGTAAACACAGCAACATTAAGTGTTGAAGACCCACTAATAAAATTAGCAAAAGGAAACAATGCGGCAGATTCTATAGACATTGGTTTCTATGGATTATATGATACTTCAGGCTCACAAGATTTATATGCAGGTTTATTTAGAGATGCAAATGATAGTGGAAAATTTAAACTATTTAAAGATTTACAAGCAGAACCTACAACTACTGTCAATACTAGTGGTACTGGATATGCGGTTGGAACATTAGTAGCTAACGTAGAAGGAACAATAGGAACAGCAACTCAAGGAACTATAGACCACGATAGTCTTGCTAATTTTGTGGCGAATGAACACATAGACCATTCTTCTGTTTCTATTACAGCTGGAAATGGATTGTCAGGCGGTGGAACTATTGCATCAACAAGAAGTCTAGCTTTAGACTTAAATGAATTAGGAAATGAAACATCTATAGCTCAAGCTGATTTTATACCAATGGTAGATGCTACTGATGATGGTTCACAAAAAATTACATTTAGCAACTTAGAAGACCAAATCTTTGGTAATGTAAGTGGAGACGCTACTGTTGCAGCTGGGGGTGCTTTAACTATTGCAAACGATGCTGTGGAACAAGCAATGATTGCTGATGACGCAGTAGGTGCTGACCAGCTTGCTTCTAATGCAGTTGTTAATGCTTCTATAGCTTCTGGTGCAGCTATTGATATGGATAAGCTAGATGGTGATTCACTAGCATCTTCTTTATCAGATTTTGCTCAAGATGATTTAGTTATCTTATCAGATACAGATGATTCAGGTAATTTAAAATCAATGACAACTTCAAATTTTGAAGACGCAATTTTTGGAAATGTTTCTGGAGATATTACTATAGCAGCAGGAGGAGCAGCAACGATTGCTAATAATTCTGTAGCACTAGGTACTGATACTACTGGTAATTATGTAGCTACAATTACAGCAGGAACAGGTTTAACTTCTGATGGAGCAACTTCAGGAGAAGGAATAGCACACAGCTTATCAGTTGATGCAGCACAAACACAAATAACAAGTGTTGGAACATTAACAGCTTTACAAGTAGATAATGTAAATATTAATGGCTCTACTGTAACAAATAGTAGTGGGGATTTGACTATTGTTAATACTGTAGATGATGCAGATATAATTTTGCAATCTGATGATGGCTCAGGCGGTGTTACTGCTTATATGACATTAGATGGTAGTGTAGGAAGAACAGAGTTTAATAAAAATATAAAACTAGCAGATGATATTGTAATACAACTTGGGACAAGTAATGATTTAAAAATATATCACGATGGCTCTCATAGTTACATTCAAAACGAAGGGTCTGCAACTTCAGATTTAGTTATACAAAATGATAATGATAATAGGGATATTATATTTAAAAATGATGATGCTAGTGGAGGAGTAACTTCTTATTTAACTTTAGATGGAGGTCAAAATGATGCATACTTCTCTGTACCTGTAGCTATTGGAAATACAGACCCAACACAAAATCTGGATATGAATGGTAAATTAAAAATGAGAAATACCTCTACACCTTCAGCAGAAGCTAACTCTGCTATGTTCTTTGCAAATTCAGGAGAAATGAGAGTAATGGATGCAAGTGGAAACAATACTTTATTATCTCCACACAACTTTAGTTTAATTCCAGGGGGAGCATCAGAAGATAGAGCTTGGAGTTATTATTCTGAAAATCAACAAGGACAAAAAGTCAATGTAGATATGATGAGATTAGCAAGATTGGTAGAAGGTTTGACTGGTGAAAAATTAATATACACAGAGGAAGATTAATAATGGCAATAAATTATAATTGGGATTGTAAAACAGTAGATGTATTTCCTACTAAAGACAGTAAGGCAAATGTAATACACACGATACATTGGAAATATACTGGTACAGAAAACAATCATAGTAGCACTCTTATTGGAACATTAATAATAGATACAGAAGACTTAAGTAGTTTTACAGAATTTGACGATTTAACTAATAACGATATATCATCTTGGGTAGAAAATTCTTTAGGTTCAGAAGAAATATCTAGATTTAAAAAACAAATAGAAAATAAAGTATTAGAACTAAAGAATCCAACATCTATTAGGAAACAAATAGAAG